GCGCACGTATTATAGGTAAGTGTATGATGGGTTCAACATCAAATGCTTTAGATAAAGGCGGTGATAATTTTAAAAAGTTATACAACGATTCAAACGTAACTAAGCGCAATTCCAACGGACAAACAAAGTCTGGTTTATATTCTTTGTTTATACCTATGGAATGGAACTATGAGGGTTTTATTGATGAATATGGACAGCCTGTATTTAATAACCCTAGAAAAAAAGTTGTTGATCCGTGGGGCGATGAAATAGAACAAGGTGTTATAAATTATTGGGAAAACGAAGTTGAAGGTTTAAGAAACGATCAAGACGCTTTAAACGAATATTATAGACAATTTCCTCGCACAGAAGAACACGCTTTTCGCGATGAAACAAAAAATAGTATATTTAATTTAGCAAAAATATACGAACAAGTTGATTATAATGAAGATTTGCGTAATAGTAATATTATAACGCAGGGTAATTTTCAATGGGTTAACGGTGTAAAAGATACAGATGTTGTATTTATACCAAGCCCGCAAGGAAGATTTAAAGTATCCTGGATTCCAGGAGCGCATCTTCAAAACAAATACATTACTAAAAACGGTATTAAATATCCAGCTAATGAGCACATAGGTGCATTTGGTTGTGATAGCTACGATATTTCAGGAACGACTGACGGCAAGGGCTCTAAAGGCGCATTACACGGACTCACTAAGTTTACGATGGAAGATGCTCCACCTAGCTCATTCTTTTTAGAATATATAGCTAGGCCTCAAACAGCAGAGATATTTTTCGAAGACGTACTAATGGCGTGCGTGTTTTACGGAATGCCAATACTTGCTGAGAATAACAAACCTAGGCTACTATATCATTTTAAAAGAAGAGGGTATAGAGGTTATTCGATGAACCGACCTGACAGATTATGGAACAAGCTTTCCGTAACTGAAAAAGAAATAGGTGGTATACCAAACTCTAGTATGGATATGAAGCAAGCGCATGCCGCTGCAATTGAAATGTATATCAATGATCACGTTGGTTTAATTTCAGAAGGAGAATACGGAACAATGTATTTTAACGATACATTAAACGATTGGTCTAAATTTGATATAAATAATAGAACAAAGTTTGATGCTGCTATTAGTTCAGGTTTAGCAATTATGGCTTGTCATAAAGATTTATATAGGCCTGTAGCAAAAAAAGAAAGAACAAAATTAAATCTATCTATAGCTAGGTATAAGCAAGATGGTTTTACTTCAAAAATAATAAAATAATAATATGGCTGAGTCAGTTGTAAATAGTTATTTCCCAAGCCAAGTTGCTAGCGATCTTGAAAAAATGTCAAAAGAATATGGCCTTAAAGTTGGTAGAGCTATTCAGCAAGAATGGTTTAACAACGACAATGGGGCTGCTAGATATAAAAGTAATCAAGATAGCTTTCATAATTTACGTTTATATTCTAGAGGAGAGCAAAGCATACAAAAATATAAAGATGAGTTATCTATTAATGGTGATTTATCTTATCTTAATTTAGACTGGAAACCAGTACCTATATTATCTAAATTTGTAGATATTGTAGTTAACGGTATTGCAGATCGCGCTTTTGATATTAAAGCATATTCGCAAGATCCATTAGGTGTTTCAAAAAGAACCGAATATATGGAAGCGATTTTGGAGGATATGCAAAATAAAGAGTTTAAACAAAAAGTAAAAGGCGCATTAAATATAAATCTTTTTAATAACGAGCCGGAAACTTTACCAGAATCTAATGAAGAGCTAGAGCTCCATATGCAGTTAAATTATAAACAAACTATAGAGCTAGCAGAAGAAACAGCAATTAATACTTTATTAGATGGTAATAATTATGATTTAACTAAAAGAAGGTTATATTACGATCTAGCAACCATAGGTATTGCGGCTGTTAAAAATTCTTTTAATGCATCAGAAGGCATTGTTGTTGATTATGTTGATCCAGCTAATTTAGTATATTCTTATACAGAATCACCATATTTTGATGATATATATTATGTTGGTGAAGCTAAATATATTCCAATAAATGAATTAAAGAAACAATTTCCTCAGTTAACAGACGAAGACTTAGAAAAAATATCAAAAAGAAACTATTCTAATTCAGGAGGATATAGTAAAGGATATAATTATTCCGAAAAAAGAGATTCTAACAGCGTACAGGTTTTATATTTTAATTATAAAACATATGCTAACGAAGTATATAAAACAAAAATAACCGCAACCGGTGCTAATAAGGTTATAGTTAGAGACGATACATATAATCCTCCGGCAGATAGTGATGAGTTTGGTAAACTTTCAAGATCGATTGAAGTTTTATATGACGGCGCTATGATAGTGGGGACTGACTATCTTTTAAAATGGGAGTTATGCAAAAATATGATGCGTCCTAAAAGTGATAGTGCAAAAGTTAGAATGAACTATAATATTGTAGCGCCGAGAATGTACAAGGGTAGAATCGAATCTATAGTAAGCCGATGCGTAGGTTTTGCGGATATGATTCAGCTTACGCATTTAAAAATACAACAGGTAATGCAAAAGATGATGCCAGACGGTGTTTATCTTGATGCAGACGGTTTAGCTGAAATAGATTTAGGTAACGGAACAAACTATAATCCGCAAGAAGCATTAAATATGTTCTTTCAAACAGGTTCTGTTATTGGTCGTTCTTTTACACAGGACGGTGATATGAATCCTGGAAAAGTGCCGATACAACCTTTACAAACCGGTAATGGCAGTGGTAAAATACAAACTCTTATTACAACATATAATTATTATATGCAAATGATTCGAGATGTAACCGGATTAAACGAAGCGCGTGATGGATCTACGCCAGATTCAAGAGCATTAGTTGGTATACAAAAAATGGCTGCAGCAAATTCAAATGTTGCTACCCGTCATATATTAGACTCGGGTTTATTTTTAACATCAGAGCTTGCTGAAAATTTATCTTTACGTATTTCTGATGTATTAGAATATTCTGATGCAAAAGAAGCGTTTATGCAAAAAATAGGAGGATTTAATACGATGGCTCTTGCGGAATTATCCGATTTACATTTGCATGACTTTGGTATATTTTTAGAGTTAGCGCCAGATGACGAAGAAAAAGCTAGATTAGAAAATAATATACAAACAGCTTTATCTGCGGGATTAATTGATTTAGACGACGCTATAGACATTAGAGAAATTAAAAATCTAAAACTAGCTAACCAAGTATTAAAACTTCGTAGAAAAAAGAAACTTGAGCGCGATCAAGCTATACAGCAACAAAATATACAAGCGCAAGCGCAAGCCAACGCACAGTCTCAACAAGTTGCAGCTCAAGCTGAAGTGCAAAAGAATCAAGCTCTTATGCAGTCTAAAATGCAAATGGAGCAGGCTAAATCTCAATTAGATCAACAAAAAATGGCATTTGAGGTTAACGCTAAGAAAGAGCTGATGGCGCTAGAGTTTAATTATAACATGCAGCTAAGAAATTTAGAAGTAGAAAATCAAAAGAGTAGAGAAAAAGAAAAAGAAGATCGTAAAGACCAAAGAACAAAAATTCAAGCTACTCAACAAAGCGAGCTAATTGATCAAAGAAAGAAAGAAACACCTCCAAAGAATTTTGAATCAGGAGGTAACGATGTACTTGGCGGTGGTTTCGGTTTAGGAACCTTCGATCCTAAGTAATAATAACAGTATATAATTATATAATATTTTATCATGAGTGAAGAAAAGAAACCTGTGGCGTCCGTTTTGGATGACGGCACAATAAAATTAGATTACACTAAAGATGCCGTTCAAGAGCAAAGCACAGATGAGGTTCCTGTACGCGACGAATCCGACACTAGCGAAGGAGTACAAGAGCAAAACGTCGAAGAAACAAATGGAGAACCTGCCGGAGAAAGCACCGACGAAAATGTTCAGGATGCCGAAGAAACTAAAGAAAATGAATCTGTATTAGTAGAAATCACAGACGAAGAAGTTGAAGAAGTAGCAGAAGAACTTCAAGAAGAAGTACAGGACGCTATTGAAGAAGCTAAAGAAACGGGCATAGAGCTACCTGAAAATATTCAAAAAGTTGTAGACTTTATGAATGAAACAGGGGGTACATTAGAAGATTATGTAAAACTTAATACAGATTATGCTTCCTTAAATGAAAGCGCTTTATTAAGAGAATATTATCAAAATACTAATCCTAATTTAGATAACGAAGATATTAACTTCTTAATGGAAGATAAGTTTTCGTATGATGAAGATGTAGATGATGAGCGTGAAATACGACGCAAAAAAGTTGCGCGCAAACAAGCTTTATCAGATGCTAAAAATCATTTAGAAAGTCTTAAAAATAAATATTATACTGAGATTAAAGCCGGATCGCGCTTAAATCCAGAACAGCAAAAAGCGGTAGATTTTTTCAATCGCTATACAAAAGATAGTGAAGAAGCTGCTAAAAAGGCTGAGCATTTTAATAAAGAAACAAATAAAGTTTTTACAGACAAATTCGAAGGTTTCGATTATAATGTAGGTGAAAAAAAATATCGTTTTAAAGTTAAAGATGCTAATAAGATTAAAGAAACTCAAGGCGACATTAATAACTTTCTTAAGAAGTTCTTAAATGAAAAAGGTACAATGTCAGACGCCAAGGGCTATCACAAATCATTATTTACAGCAATGAATCCAGATCAAGTAGCACAACATTTTTATGAGCAAGGCAAAGCTGACGCTCTTAAAGATAGTATAACAAAGTCTAAAAACGTAGATATGAATCCGAGAGGGGCTCATGAAAAATTTACGGCAGCAAACGGAGTTACATATCGTGTTCTTAATCCTGGAGAAAGCAGCTCTAAACTTAGGGTAAAATTAAAAAAATAAATAACCATTTAAAAATAATTAAAAAATGGCTTTAGCAGGAACAGGTGCTGAATTAAATCACCTAACACCACGTCCTACGAAAACTCTTTTCGCGGACAACTATATCGCAGCTGATGGCTTCGATTTTCAAAATCAATTCTTACCGGAAGTATACGATCAAGAAATTGAGCGTTTCGGTAAGCGTACTATCTCTGGTTTCCTATCTATGGTAGGTGCTGAGATGCCTATGGCTTCTGACCGTATCATATGGTCTGAGCAAGGACGTTTGCATATCGCTTATGAAGGCGTAACTGTAGACGCAGACGGAGACGCTTTAACTCTACCAGCTAATCACTTGGTTGTAGCAGGTATGACTCTTGTTGTTTCTAACCAAGCAGGTACTATTGTACACAAAGCTTATGTTACTTCTGTATCAGGAACTACTGTAAACATTGAAGTATACGATACTGCTGATGCAGATCTTTCAGCAACTTTTGACGGTGTTTCAACTGCAAAATGTTTTGTTTACGGTTCTGAATACAGTAAAGGCGCTGCTAGTGTTGGCGGTACTTCTGACGCTCCGTTTACACGTTTTGTAAACAAGCCGATTATTATTCGTGACAAATACCGTGTTAGCGGTTCTGATGTTGCACAAATCGGTTGGGTTGAAGTTGCTACAGAAATGGGAACTAGCGGTTACTTATGGTACTTAAAGTCTGAGCATGAGTCTCGTCTACGCTTTATGGACTATCTAGAAATGTCAATGGTTGAAGCTGAAGAAGCTACTGCTACTATGACTCAGGCTGATGTTTTCGGTCTTGGTGGTACTAAAACTATTACAGGTTCTGAAGGTTTATTTGCAGCTATTGAGTCTCGCGGTATTGTTTACAATGCACCAGACTTTGACGGCGCAGGTGGTCTTGGACAATTTGACGATATCTTAGGTGAGCTTGACAAGCAAGGTGCTATTGAAGAAAACATGCTTTTCTTAGATCGCGCTACTTCTTTGTCAATTGATAATATGCTTGCAGCTCAAAATTCTTATGGTGCTGGCGGTACTTCTTACGGTGTATTTAACAACGAAGAAGAAATGGCGCTAAACTTAGGATTTACAGGATTCCGTCGTGGATCTTATGACTTCTACAAAACAGACTGGAAATACTTGAATGATGCTACCACTCGTGGTTTAGTTGGAGATATCGAAGGTGTATTAGTACCTGCGGGAACTTCTTCTGTATACGACGAAACATTAGGTCAGAATATTTCTCGTCCTTTCTTACACGTACGTTACCGTGCTAACGAAGCGGAAGATCGTAGAATGAAGTCTTGGATTACAGGATCTGTCGGTGGTAACTTTACTAGCGACGCTGATGAAATGAATGTACACTACTTATCAGAGCGTGCACTTTGTGTTCAAGCAGCAAACAACTTCGTATTGTTGAAAAAATAATACATTTAATTAATATTGTCCTCGGTTTTGGCCGAGGGCATTATTTTTCTTTTATTTAATTATATAATATTATGGCACAAGCTAAAAAAGCACCGGCAAAAAAGGCACCGGTTAAAAAAGAAAAGCCTGTAGCAGTAGAAGCGCCTACTGTAAATATTGGAGAAGAATCATACAAAACACCTCCAATGCCCGCAAAACCAAAATGGGAATATAGAGATAGACTTTATGAATTATCATCATTACGTAAGCCTATTGTATTTGTATTACCAGCTATGCATTCAAGAAGAAAACCTTTATTATGGTTTGATCCAGAAAAAGGTTATCAACGAGAATTGAGATACGCAACAAATCAAAAATCTGTATTTGTTGATGAACAACAAGGGCCTGTTACATTAGGTCGCATTGTATTTAGAGACGGAGCGCTAACTGTACCAAAAGAAAATGTAGCACTTCAACAGCTACTTTCTTTATATCATCCGTTTACTTTAGATAATAGAATACAGGAATATAATCCTAAAGCTATTGCTGAAGAAGAAGTTGGTAATATTGAGTTAGAATTAGATGCTATGAATTTAGCTTCTGAAATGGATATTGATCAAGCCGAAGCAATTATGCGTGTAGAAATCGGATCTGAGGTATCTAGAATGAGTTCTAAGGAGCTTAAACGCGATTTGCTTGTATTTGCACGTAATAATCCTTATTTGTTCTTAGAACTAGCGAATGATGATAATGTACATTTACGTAATATTGGTATTCGCGCTACAGAAGCCGGCATTATTGCTTTATCAAAAGATAATAGAACGTTCACTCACGCTAATACTGGAAGAAAACTTATGACAGTACCGTTTGATGAACACCCATATTCAGCGCTTGCAGCCTATTTTAAAACAGATGAAGGCATGGAAGTTTTGAATAATATTGAAAAACGACTATAAGT